GACTAAATTAAGCTATTGGATATTGGTAAATTATACTGTTTAAGAATTTGCACCTTAAAAAACAGTAAAGAGCCTATTAATCAGGCTCTTTACTGTTAACCACCCCCCATTTTAGGGCATTTTTTTCTTTATCGACCCCGCCCTTTAGCATTTTGGAAATTTCCACTTTCCAAAAATGCGAATAGCTGAAACGGTCAGAGGTTGAACGAAAAATATTTTTTGTCAACGGTTTCGCTTCGCATTTCCATACCGGCCCGGCGTCACAACTAAAAGTACTCTAGGTCAAAGTTTCCAACGGGTTGGAACGCCCGCCCGCCCTTTAACTTCCAAAGGATATAATAGTCCACTGTATCGCTTAGGTGCGTGGCCAGCTCTTGATCTACCTTGCTGCTCTCGCTTCTCTTGCTCTTGGTGTAGTCGGTGTTCAATGGGCTGTTATCCATGCTTATGACTGTGGCCTTAGCCTTGATACCATCCACCCGCACCCGTACCAGCTCCGTGTTCCGTTCGGCAAACACATTGTTAATGTCCTTGAACTTCTCAATGTGGAGCGGGTTGTAATTCAGAGGCACTACAGAAACCACCCAGCCCGCACTCTCCAGAACCTCGGCCACCTGCTCAAACATCGACTTGGTAGAACCAGCGCTTTTATTCTTCCCATTCCTATCGCCCGTCAAGACCACCCGCTTATTCTTGTGGCCCGCGTACTCGGTGGCAATCAACGTGGCCAGCGTCTGGGCCATCGTCATGCCTGCCCCGTCCGCATCCAGTCCCGGCTCTTTACAATACAGGTTATCCACCAGCCTGGCCAGCGAGTAATCACTTTGCCAAATCGTGGCACTGGTAAAATGGGCGTTAAAATCCAGGCTGATTTCTAACGGCTGGCCCGGCTGGTACAGCGCTTCACCATCCCAACCGGCCCGCCCGTCGTACTCGTCGCTTTCCTCCCGGATCACGTGGGTACTGTGCTGGAAAGAGGGGTAAAAATTGTGCGGCATTTTAGACAGCCGTTTGCCTTCCACTTCCACCTCATACTCCAACTTGGTCAGGCTCTTTTTTAGCGTGTCCAGGTAGTCACCCGGCAGAAAGGCCAGGTTATCGCGGGTCTTTACTTCCAGAAAGTAGTACTTTTCAGGCTCCTGCTTCGATAGCTCCTCAATGGTGTACATCCACTGACCGCCTAAATCCCAGGGCGGACTGGAGAAAACGGCCAGCATATGGTGTAGGGTGGACGCATACACCCCCGGATTAGCCCGTAACGTAGGCGTGACCACCTTCAACCACTCCTGTTTAAAGTTCAGCCCTTCATCAATCACGTATAAATCATAGTTGGCCCCCCGGTTTTCGGCAGCGGCCATTTTAAAGCTCTCAAATTCGATCACAAACCCGTTTGGAAAACTAATACAGTTCTCCCACACGTCGGGCGATTCGTGGGGCCGGTCGAAATGGGCGGGCGGTTCGCGCCAAAGTACGTAATACCCGTGTCCGGTTCTAAAATCGTACTCGGTCAGCCCGTGCCGTTTCCAGCCTGCTTTTAAGCCAGAGGTTAGTTTACTTTTGGCCTTTTTGATGGTGGGTACCCCCCAACCGCATTTGGCTTTGGGCAATTCGTCGGAGGCCAAATACAGGAAATCGGACAACGTAACGGATTTGCCCGAACCCCGCCCGCCCACCATACCGGCCATTTTAAAATGGTTGGTTAAAACGGCCTCCAAAAAAGCGGCCTGCTTTTCGTTAACTTCCACCTCCCGCTCGTTCTGGTTATTGGCTGATTTCATACGTTGTATCCTGGATTTGGTTGGCTTCGGGGCCGTTGGTGTTGACGGTCAGTTGCTTGACCTTAAAAATGACTTTGGACGGTTTTTTAAATTCGTCGGCGTTGACTACGTTCTGATTATCATACGCCCCGTCTATTTTGGCGGCTTCTTTCAGCAGGAGCGAGTAATTATAAAAATCCTCGTTATCCAGCGCCTTTTTGGCGGCTTCCCGGAACAGTTCGGCATACAGGTATTTTACCCCGTCTTTGCTACGGGTTTGGCGTAATTCGGCAAAGACAGCATAAGCCAGGGCCAGGATTTCGCGGGCTCGTCTGTCCTGGATGGCTTTGGCGTTTTTGAGCATGAGCAATACCTGGCTATCGGTGTGGCCTGCTTTGAGCCACGCTCGGGCGCTGTCGATTTTATCCCAGGTTTCCCACTGAACGGGCGTTAATTCGCCCCCTTCCAGGAGGTACTTCTGGAAAGCCTCCAGTTCGTCCCGTACTTTGTCTAAATACTTGTTGGCTAGTTGCTTGGGTTGTTTGTCGGGTAGTTTACTCATAGCTGGCTAGTCTTAGTTCGTCGTCGTATTGGTTTTTGATGGCCTGGAGCCTGGCCAGCTCCTGCTGCCAGACGGGGGCTTTAGGGTGGTCGGGACGCTGCTCCAGTTTGGCCTCCTGCTTGGAAATGTTGACCCTGATTTTTTGCAGCTCCAGTTTGATCTCAGCCTGGCTTAAGCCGCTGGTGGCCGTAGTGGGCTTGGCGGGCTTCTCCATTCGGCGGGGTTGACCATAAGCCAGCTCGTAGCGGATGTCTTTCCATTGCTGGCGAATGGCCAGGATTTGATCCACCACGGCCTTACGGCCCACTACGTCGTGCTCGGCAAAATCGGCCAGCGTATTCGACAAAAGAGCGGCCTCGCGGTGAAGGCGTTCAGCCTCCAGCGTAAGCCGCTCTTTACGGTCGTTTTGCTCGGTGTCGCTAGCCGTTAGCTTTTTTTTTCGTCGTCTGTTTCTACCGTGGCTGCTGCGGCTGCGGCTTTCTTCTCAGCGGCTAGTTTGGCGGCTCCCGTCAACGGTTTAGGTGTTGCCGCTGGCGCGGGCTCCGAACCAGTCGTTTTTGCAGAAAGCACCGATTTTTCGAGCTGCTTAACTTTTCCCTCTTTCTCAATTAACTGGCTTTTGAGTAACGAGTTTTCGGTTTTTAGCTCGGCGTTTTCGCTTTTAAGCCGTTGGCTTTCCTGCTCCAGCTCCTGGCTTAGTCGTTCTAAAAACGCTACGTCTTTGGGGTTGGCTGGAATGGTGAGCACTGGTTCGGTCTCCTGATCGGCTGCGTCTAGGGCTTGCTCGTAGTCGGCCAGGGCTTTCTCCCAGGCCGTTTTTTTGTGGTCGGCGGGATCGGCGGTATAGGCCATTTCGGCCAGTTGGGCGGTTGCTAATAATTGGCTTAAAATTGGTTTCATTGGCTTTGCTGTTAGCAGAATAACATTTGGTTTTTCGTCGAGCCTGGCGCGTTGTTTTTAAAATATTATTTGGTCGCTTTGGCTTCGGGGGCGGCTTCTACTATGTCCACGTAAATGCCTGGATAAGTCTTGTTAATGGCTTCGGCATCGGCCACGGCCATTTTTTCACTGATAACTACGTCGCGGCCTTCAATACCAAATTTGATGCCTTCGGATTGGTTGAGAATGAGTACTTTTTTCATTGTTGATAAGCTAGAAATGGGCCTCCCTGGCAACAGGGAGGCTATTCGGTGAATGATTTGATTATTGAATTAGTTAGCGGTAACGCCTGGCAGGGCTACCGTGCCAGCCAGCGGAACGTAGCCGTGCATAAAGCCGTCCTGTTTGGCTTTGAGCGTCCATTCGCGCCGGTCGCTGCCTTTCGCCCCCGATGTGTGGGTAATTTCAAACTGGATACCTAAGAACGACGAACCGACCACCACCCGCTGGCCATCACTTAAGACCACCACGGCCACACACTCCGTATTTAGCAGTTTATCGATAGCGGCATTCTGGGCCTTATTGTAGCCTGCAATTTTCACATCCAGGCTTTGCTCCCAGCTCTGGTAGCCCGTGGCCCCTTTTAGCGCCTGGTCTATTTTTAGCGAGTTATCCGATACCTGGCACTCCACAAAGGTCGGGGCGGGCGCTGCCGTGGCCAGCGTCGGGGCTACGGCAGATTCACCGTCTACAATATCGTCCCGTTTGGGCCATTCGCTGGTAAAGGCATCCGTAGGAATTAAAAACAACCGCCGACCGCCCCCAGGGTTGGCCACCTGCTGTTTGGTACGGGGAATGTTGGCCAGCGTAGCCAGGGCAAAGCCGTGGCTATCGATCAGCGAGAAACCCGTGGCATACTCAACCAGGTAAGCCGTGGCAGGCATGGCCACCACGCCCGCCACTACGTTGCCGGTGCTGCTGGCGACCAGCGCACCAAGACCCAACAGGGCCAAACTCAAAAGCACTTTTAAGAAATTCATGGGTATTTATTGTTGGTAAAAACGGATTGAAAAAAGATTACATCGGTAAACCGGCCACCTGGTTAGCCTGGTGGCCGGTTCACGGGGTTAAACTTTGCTGTTTAAGAAAATGAACTTGCCAAAACCATAGTCAAAGCCGACGCTCATGCGGATGCTGATCTGCACCGACTTAACCGTCTTGTCCACGCTCAACGTATAGGCGCTGACGTCCTCGTTACAAACAAAGAACAGGTTCGAGCCTGGCGTAATGGCCATTGTCTCCTTACCCACTAGCCCCACGTCTGGCGTAATAATGATGTTTTCGTAACCATCAACGGCCCGCATATTCTCGTTAGGTCGTACCAGTTGCGGGAATTTGGTTTGTCGCTGGCGGTTGATGCTGCGGGCCATGCCTGGCGAACAACGCAACTGAAGCGGAATTTCCAGCATAGCCTGATTTTGGGCTTCCACTACTTTACACAGAGCAATAGCCTGGTCGTAGGCGTTGCTATCGTTAATGGCTGCGGCTACGGTCAGTACGTTATCGGCGGGAATATCACCACCGGCAGCGCGGCCCGCCGTCAGTTTGGCCAGTAAGCCCGTAATGGCATAGGCAGAGCCCAAATTAGCCACGTTCTTAACGGCTTTCCAGCTTGCTTTTTCGGCCAGGTTAGCCCGTGAGGTGCGTAGGATTTCCGACAGAAAGAACACTTCGAACGGATTGGCCAGTACGTCCCGCTCGGAGGTTAAGCCCTTCACGTATTGCAGGTAGGAGCGGTAAAGCGTCTGGATTTCGCCAATGGTAAATTCCAGATCAATATCCACATCCTCAAATTCGGGCACCCGTGCCCCAAATTTCAACGCTCCGGCTGTGGGGTTAAAATCGTCCGATGCCGCCCGTAACAAGTCCATAATCTGGAGGTTGACCAGCGGGCTTTTGTTGTCCGTTACCAAGAGCTGGTACAACTCCCTAATTTTGGCTTCACCATCCGTCAATACGTCGGTGATAATCTCTTTTCTGCCGTCGAAAACCTGCATTAAGGCAGTGGGCAGTTTACTAAAATCATAGCTTTTTGTAGCCATTGGTATGTATTGTTGTTTAGAAAAAAGTGAATGAGTTGGGTAAAGAATGCCGTTCTACGCCTGTTTTTTACGGAACATGGCCAGCGCGTCGGCGTTGTAGTCGGCCATCTCGGTTTCGGCTTTGCTGGTGGCGTCGGCCTCGGGTAGTTGCGTACCAGCGCCTTTTTGCTTGTCGAACCAGGCTTTGTAGGTGTCGCGCTCTTTTTGGGCCTGGGTGAGCGAGTTCTGGAGGGTGGTTTTGTCGCTCTCCAGGGTTGCCTTTTCGGTGGCCAGGGTGGTCTTTTCCGATTCTAAGGCCGTTACCTGGTTTTGCAGGCCGGTAATTTTCTCCTGGAGTTCCAGGGCTTCGGTTGTAAACTGGTTGTGTTCCTCGGAGGTAAGTTTTTCCGATATGGCCTTTTCGGATTTACCGAAAAAGGTGGCCATAAAATTGGCAATGGTCTGTTTTACGTTTGCCATGTGTTCAATGATAGAATGAGTGAATGAATGATTGATTGATCGCTTAGGCGGCTAGTTGTAGGGCTCGTTTTATAGCGCCCTGGAAGGTGCCTTTCTGGTCGGCCAGGCCAATACGGATGCCGTCGCCGGGTACGTACATTTTAGCCGTTTCCCATTCGTCGGAAGTCAGCAGACCAGAGCGGCCCCGCTTGACGTATCCGGCAAATTCTTTTTGGCAGTTGTTGAGAATGCCCTGGATTTCGGCGCGGCTTTCGTCGGGTAGTGGCTCTAGGCCGTTTACGCGGGCTTTGTCCACGCTTTTCTCGGCTCTAAAAATTTCCACCTGGTAGCCTGCTTTTTCCAGCGCCTGGCTCTGATCAGTGTAGACCATGAGCGTACCAATGGAGCCGATTACCTGGAGCGGGGTATCTTCCACCCATATCTCGGTGGCCTGGCTGGCGATAAAGTAGGCCGCACTGGCACAAAAATTTGTCCAGACCAGCACGGGCTTTTTCGTGCTGCGTACTACGTCGGCAAACGCCCGTAAGCCGTCCACGGCTCCCCCGCCCGAATCGATTTTTAAGAGTACGGCCTTGATGCTGTCGGCCCGGTCGGCGGCTTGCAGAATGCCCGCCAAATCCTCGTAACCCCAATTGCACAGGCCGTAGCGGGTCAGGGTGCCTAAAATGGGCAGGATACAAACCCCGTCCACGGTGTAGAAATCAGCCACATAATCAAAATAGGCGGACGTACCGGCCACGATAGTACGCCCGCCATCGGCCAGGGTGGCCCGTATAGCTTTAGCCGGATGCTCGGCCAGTAAGGAGGGTGAAACGGGGTCTTTACCGGCCAGCAGTCGGGCGTTAATGTGGCTGTGCATACGTGTCGCCAAACCGCCCTCCAGATGCCAGATTCCCGTTAAATTGGTTAGATTCATTTTGTTGTTTACTGTTGTTGGCTGCAAAAGTGGGCGTTCTGGCCAGTCCTGGAAAGGACATAAAAAAAGCCTCCTGTTTACAGGAGGCTGGTTCATTAAATAATATATCTACCACTTAATACATTAAAACTTACCAAAAAGTAGATTGTCGGGCGGTTAACCATACCTTGTTCATTTATAAGCAGGCGAATGGATAGCGACAGAAATGTGTGGGTGGTTGACGATGACGAAGATGATAGTTATTTACTGGGATTTGCCTTTAAGTCTCTTCCTACACCAGTCAAGATTAAAATAATAACCAAGCCTGCTGAGTTAATGCCTGCTTTAGTTCAAGCGATTATTTTGCCGAGGTTGCTTTTACTTGATGAGTATATGAATGACCGAAAAGGGCATGAGTTATTGGTATCAATTAGAAGTAACCCAACGTTCCAATCCATAGCGATCATTATTCTAACAGGGGCAGAAGAATTAGACTTTAATCCCCTAAAAGATGCGGGGGCCGATGGTCTGCTTTTTAAACCGAAAACTTGGCCAGTACTTCAACAACTGGTCACTGATCTAGCCCAAAAATGGTTAGTTTAAAAAAGGGAACCCAGCTCTCACTGGGTTCCTTTTTTGATTACATAGACTTGCGTCTGAACTTGCGCCAATTCCAGCCACCTAGTAGCCGAACCGCTACGTAATACAGCCGATTTCGAAACGGATTGTGGCCAAACCGCTCCATTAACTCCCGATAGGCCGCATCGGCATACGCCCGCCCGTCTACGCTGGTCAGTTCAGGATAAACAGCCAGGTAACTCTCCCAATGCGTGTACAAATAGTCGTGCACGTAGGCCGCTACGTTGGTGCGGTTATCATAAGCCGGTAAAACGCTCTGGCTCCAGGGTGGCGTACTATGGCAGTCCGATATAAACCCAGCGGGCAACAAAACGCGCCGGTAATCGGCCAGCTCTACCACGACGTCCCAAACCAGGGCCATTTGGTCGGGTTTGGGTAGGTCGCTGGCCATGACCACGGCTAACTGATAGCTGCGGCTCAGTCGGCCAATAAATAAACTCGTCCCTTTGTCAATCATTACAGCGCTTTACGAGTGTCTAAATTGGTCATTTCCTGCCCGATCAGCGCATAAATCAGCGTCGTTACCGGCGTTTTGTCACTAATGGGCAGGCCCATTTTTTTGAGGTCGCCTAACGTAATAGCCTGGAAAAAATCCCGCTGCGAAATAGCGCCCTCACTATCAGCGGCCACCACCTGGCCAAACTTATCGACAAACGCCCCCAGGGTTTGGCGGCTGACAATCTGGTCAGCGTAACGCACCAGAGCGGCCTGCTTTTGCTGGGCGCTTAGTGTTTCGTCGGCGTCGATCACGCTACGGAGCGGCTGGCCTTCCTCGTTGACGGTAATGACCCGCACTTGTTGCACCATGTTCAAATCGGGCGTAATGACAAAGTTTTCGTGCTGGGCAATGCGTTTAAAGCCCGTTACTGGCTCGTTCGAAATCTCGGTTTTAATTGTGTCCATTAGTTACTGGTTATGAAAATAAAATTGATTTGATCGTGCCCCCAACGTTCACCCACATACGTACTTCACCGTTGCCCGTATTGCGTTGGATTCGCCAATAGCCATCGGCTAAATCGCTGGCCGATGGGTTGGACGACGCCGTATTGTATTTGCCCGAAATAGAGCCGTTAAACGTTGTTTTGCCGTCGCTGGCAATCCGCATGTATTCCGGGAAAGCCCCATTGTTCCAGCCGTTGATCACAAAGGCATTTTGCCCCGCTGGCTGGCCAATTTGCCAAACGGCTATTCCGCCCTGGTGAATTTGAAAGAGTGCGCCAGTAGAACCGGCTGCACCGTTGGTGTTAATGAATTGCGCCACGATACCCCCGACCGGATTAGCGGCTTGAACATCCAGCGCATAGCCTGGTGAATCGGTGCCAACGCCTAACCGTTTATCGCCGGTTATGGCCCCTAACACGACCGACGTAGCGGGGGAATTACCAGCTACGAACAAATGCTTATCGGCTAACGAATTGACACTATACAAAAGCGTGCCTCCCAATACGCCAAAGCCGTAGAACTGGTAGTCGTTTGGCGAACCCTCATAAAGTACAATCTTCCGCCTGGCGATAATTTGAGGAAATTTCAGATACCCCGCTAGATACTGGTTTCCGTTTACGGTCAACAACTCCACGGGCGTCGTCGATTCGCCCCCTAGCACGAGTTCTCCGTTTCGAGATAGGTACGCTAATAGTCTCCTGGTCGTTAGGCCCAACCGTTGCCAGAACGAAAAGCCCCCGCCTGCCAGGTTGTTGTTTAGGAACGTCAGGTCACTCCGTCCACTCGTTAGATTGGCTCCAATGCCAAGCTGTGATTCGCCTACAATGCTGGGAGCCATTTCGGGCAGGGAGTTATCCGCATTGCCCGATTTGAACAGACTCCAGCGCTGTTTAATAGCGGCCATTGGTACGTATGTAGACGGGTTGGTGGTATCGTACACGAGTACGCCCGGTACGTTGTCGGTGGGGATAGGCGTGGTAAATACGGTCGCCAGCAATTGGCGTTTCACCTGGTAGCTAATCGCCTGGTAATTGTTGTCGGACTTGACGTATAGGTTTACCTGGCCGTTTGGCTGTAAGTAAGCCACCAGCCCCACCACGGGCCTATAATTGCCTTGCGTGGTGTATTCACCAAAAAACGTGCTCCGGTTGGAGCCAAAGAAGTCCACCAGATAATGCCCCCCGGCTGAATTGTCCCAGGGCTTGGCCAGTAGCTCAATTTGTACGTAGTCATAGGTGCCCATTGTGGCCGGTGGCAAAGTGCAAACGGCATAGTAGCGGGGGCTGGGTAAGCCGTCGCCGGGTTGTGGAATCACCGTAATTGGCCCCGCTGCCTGGTCGTTGATGGTGTCGAAGTGGGCCGACCGGGCTTGCAGGGTGGCCCCGCTGCCATTGTCAGTGGCTCGGCCTACCACCACCTTACCCTGGTGGTAGATGGTATCGGCCTGGTTGGCGGTGGGTACGTTATCGCCTACCCGGAGCCAGGCATAGGTGGCCCCCGTTATGGCGGCTTTGACCCAATCGACCAGGCTAAACAGGGTAGCCCGCAAAAAGGCGGCTGTAATGCGTCGGGGCTGGGCCGGTGGCGAATCTTGTAGATTCGAGTTGATGGTGCTCTTTATTTGTGAATCATCAGGAATTGGCATTGTTCGTATTTGTTGGGTTGGATTGTTTACGCATTGAATGAAAAATCGAACTCGGTGCTAAATTCTACGTCGGCAAAAAGTACCGACGAATCGAAGGTTTCCAGAAACCACGTCGTATGGAGGTAGCGGCCTTTGAGTGAAACGGCCACCGAATTGCCAGCGCCCACGGCTCGGCTGATCTCCATCCGTAAGCCGTTGCCGGGTTCGCCCGCTACGTAGGCCAGCCCGTTGCGGTCGAGCCAGAGGGCCAGCCATCGGTGGGCCTTGTGCTGGTCGAGCCAGTTCAGTAGCCCCGGCTGGTTGCGGGGAATGGTGGCCTGGAGTTCGGGGCTGTAAACGGTTCCGGCTGGGTCGCGGCTGGAGGTCTCGGTAAACGTACAAGCGCCCACGGGAAAAACTAACTCCGTGAGTGGGCTACCACCGGATACCGCTAGGCCGTATTTTGAGACCGTGAGCGGCTCGTTCGTGGTCGGCCCATCCAGGCCGTGCCCTGCTCCCGGTGGTGAGAGGGCCAAAACGGCATCTATCGGCAAGAGCTTCAGGCGGGCCACCTGGCCCGCGTTGGGCTGCTGTTGATAAGGCGAAAACTTTTGTTCGGTTACGATCATAACAGGCCAAAAGTAACGGCCCGCTATGCCTACCGAAAGGACGGAAATTGGTAGGGTATAGAAACACAAAAACGCCCTCTATTCATCATAGAGGGCGTTTTTGATTGGTTCTAGCCCGGCCCAAACTGCACACATCCGGCCTAAACTGCACGTATCCGGCCCAAACTGCGCGTACCCGGCCTTTTTAATGCAAACTTTTTTTGAAATTTTTTCAGTCAGCCAGCGCTAGCTCTCTATTCGATTTGTCGATCCGTTCCAGGTAATCGCGGTAAATTTTACGTACCGTATCAAAATCAATATCCACGTCGGCCTCAATCTCGTAGCGGGTCAGGAAATTACGAATAAAGCGGCTGTAGTCGCCCCCGCATAATTCATGCAAAGCCCGTACCTCGCAAATCAGCGACCGCCTAAACTGTTCGTCTAACGATTTGACCAGGCTAGCCAGTTTCTCGGGGGGCACTTCGTGGGTACGTTCGCGGCTGCTATACCAGATAACGAGCTTGGTGCCCGATAGGTCAGGCTTTGGCAGCACGAACGGAATCGGGCGGGAAACGCTGGAAATGTAGGAGCCAATAAACGAGCGCCCACCGACGTATAATGCACCGTCAACGATTTGGCCAAATTCAGGATGTAAGAGGTACTTTTTTAAATAACGGGGTACGGATAAAACTACCTTTTTTCGCATGGAGTATAGAGTGGTTATTCATACAAAAAAGCAGTTAATGGAGGATACTGGCGAAACTACACATTAACCGCTTTTTTGCCAAATACGCCTAGCCTTTCAGCGACGAAATAGCGCCAATCAACGCATCTAACCGCCCCGCCTGGTTGGTGCTCCAGACAGCCCCCTCCACGGCATTAACCGCTCCTTTGGCTTCCCTAACCGCCCCCTCAACGGCATTGACCGAACCCTTAAGGCCCGCTACCTGGGTAGCCATACTGTCTAGGCCCGTTTGTGTACTGGTGGAAAGTGTGTTTAAGCTGTTTTTGGTGGTTAAGGCCAGATTCTCCAGCGCCTGCTCATTGCTGCGGCTCATTGTATCCAACGACTTGCCCACCGTGCTGGCTAACTCATCCATTGCCGTCTGTAGATTCTTGTCGGTTGCCTCCACGGCGTCCTTAATGCCCTCCAGTAGTTTGAGCTGCTGCTGGCCCTGTTTGATGGCTTCGTTGTGGGCCGCTTGCGCTTCGGCTACGCCATTGCTGCCCCCGCCGTTGGAGTCGTGTATATCCACCGTACCACCATCCTCGTACCGCCGTGGCTTGCCCGCTATGCCACCATATAAAAACATAGGCTTACTCCAGTTTGAGCTGGATAAAAGACCGCCATCCCGAAAGGCGGGAGCTCTGTCCTGGAATACGGGCGTGTTACGTCGGCCAGGGGTGCGGGCGTTGGCAAACATTCGTTGGATAAGGGGTAAGTTCGCCCTGGTTTGTTCCCGGCTGATGATGGCCTCTCCGCCTTCCATTTCGCCCTCCTCCCGGCCCGTGTGCCGGTTCACAATGGCTAACCCACCCGCCCCATAAACGGAGCCGTGCCGGGGGCCGTTGGCAATAAAACCACCGTCCCGAAACTGCGGCTCGGGCTGGCTCTTGATCTTGGCAATCTGTACGCCCGTCATTACCCCCGCCATTGCCGCAAACACCAGGTTAGCGGGCCAAAAACCGGAGGCCAGCGCTTTGATTACGGCCAGCGCTCCGGTAATAGCGGCACTGGCAATGTCGGCCCGCTGCTGGGCTTTCCAGGCTTGCCGTTTGGCTTCCACTTCTTTCTGGCGGGCTCGCTCGTTTTCGACCTCGATGGCCCGGTTTAGCTCCTTCTGGTTCTGAATCCGTTGCTGGCGTTCCTGTTCCACGAGTTTGAGCTTTTGGCGCTTCTCGTTCTCGGCTTCATCGATCTTTTTCTTGGCTTCCTCTTTGGCCAGTCGAATCTTTTCTTTCTGGTCTTCTTTGGCTTTGTCCAGAATTTCCTTAGCCGCTTTTTCGTCGCCTTTCTGAACGGCCTCAATCGCTTTTAGCTCGGCGTCGCGCTGATCTTCGGCCAGTTCAATTTTGGTTTTCTGGGTGTCTTTGGCCAGCTCAATCGTTGCTTTGGCGGTGTCTTTGGCCTGGTCGATTTTTACTTTAGCCTCGTCCTCGGCCAGTTGTTTCTCTTTCTTAAACTTGTCCTCGGCCTCCTGAATGAGTTGTTTCCGGGTCTCGCTGTCTACGTCGGCCCGTTTCTTGATGGCCGCTATTTCGGCATCCCTGGCCGCTTCGGCGGCATCGATCTTTTGGTCTTTCTCGTTGGTGGCCGCTTTGATGGTGGCCTTTTCGGCATCCTGCGCGGCCTGAATGCTCTGTTTGGCTTCATCCTGGGCGGCACTGATGGCGTCCTGGGCGGCTTCTTTAGCGGCCTGGCTTTTGCCGTCTGCATTCTCTTTGTAGCCCTGGAGTTGGTCGGCCAGTTTCTTTTTTTCTTCGCTGCTGGAGAGCTGGCGATATTGCGATTCCAGGCTAGAAATTGTTTGCTCGGTCTGGCGTTTTATGGCCTGTATTTTGTCGTTGCTTTCCTGGGTAACGCGCTGTTTTTCGGCCTCCGCTACGTCCTGGGCGGCTTTTTCGGCGGCTAGCTGGTCGTTTAGGAGTCGTACCTTTTCGTCGCGTTCGCGTTTGGCTTCGGCAATAGCCCTATCGGCTTTTTGCTGCTCTAATCCCAGCAAGAACTGGACGGCAGCTTGTGCCATACTGGCCACGGCGGCATACTTCTCCTGGTTCTCGGCCAGTCGCTTTTGCCAGGCTTGTTTCTCGCCTTGTACAATCTTGTCGGCATAGTCCACAAAGGCCATTAAGTCGCCTTTCAGCAGGGCACTAAAGGCATTGCTGGCATTGTTCCAAATGGCGTTTTTCTTCTCCTTAAGCTCCTGTTCGATCTGGGCTTTTTTGTCAGCGGCTTGCTTGTCGGCCAGAATCCGCTGGTTTTCATAGTTGGCCGAAATGGCCGTCAGCGTCTGCTCTAAAAGTCCTTTGTCGGCAATTTCGCGGGTGGCTTTGGCTTTTTCGGCGGCTTCTTCGGCGCTTAGTTTGTTGAGTGTGGCCCGGTAATCCTTATCGAGTCGTTCCTGCTGGATTTGGGCCAGTTTGGTGGCATTGCCTTTGGCCATTAACTCTTTCCAATCCAGGAGGGCATTTTCGGCCTGGCGCTCCAGCTCGTAAATGTGCTTTTGGGCTTCCAGTCGTTTCTTTTCTTCCTCCTCGGCTTTGAGTCGCTTTTTCTCGGCAAACTCCCCGGCTACGCGGGTAATGTCCTGCTGGAGCTTCTTATCAAGCTGTTCAATCTGTTGATTTTTTAGCTTTTCGTCGGCCAATGATTTCATTATCTGCTCGGCCTCGGCGTCGCGCTTGGCTCCCAGCTTGGCAAACTCCCGCTGCATCTCGTCTTTGATGCTGTTAATGTGGGTTTCGGCCTCCAGTTTGGCCAATTCCTCCAGGGCTTTCTGGTTGGCTTTCTGGACTTCCTCCAGGTGCTTTTTATGGTCTTTTTCCTCCTGCTTGCGGGCTTTGTCGGCTTCCTTGGCCTGCTTTTCCAGGGCTTTCTTTTGCTCGGCGCTCAGGGCGTCGCCGTGGGCTTTGCCCTGCTGCTTTCCGGCAAATTCGGCTTTGGTGGTGCTGGCCGGGTCGCTCCAGATGGCCACCACGGCAGCGGCCCCGGCTTTAATATTAGCCTTCACCCCGTCCACGACTTTGGCCCCGGCTGCTTTGGTTTGTTCCCAGGCTTTGCTGGCGGCATCGAAATTGCCACTTAAGAACTCTTTAATGGCCGTGCCCATGTTTTTCATTACGCCCGCACTCCCCACGGCAAAATCGGCCAGCGTAGTCCAGTAGGAAGAAACGGCAGAAATCAACGTAGCAATCACGGCCACCAGCCCCCGGATTACGGTAATACCGCCACTCATTACGGTCAAAATGCCGGAAAAAACGGGGCGTAGTCCTTCCCCAATTTCTACCTTTAGGGCGTCGAAATTATCCCCCAGGTTAGAGGTTTGGCCGTCGAGCGTTTTCATCATTTCGGCGTTCTGGCGTTGAACCCCTTTCAGATTACCAAAGCCCACCATTACGCCCTGGATGGCGTCCTCCTGGCTTTTAAAGGATTGGACGACTTTGCCGTTGGTCTTGTCGATTACCTGGTATTCCTGGCCGAATTTCTTCACCTCCATACTGGCATCTTTAAAGGCAAAGCTCATGCTATCGCCCGCTTTGGATGCCCGAATACCAAACTCTTTTAAGCGTTCAAATTCGCCGGTTTGGGCATCCAGCGCGGCCTCTACCAACTGGTCGAAACTCTTGCCCTGGCTGGCGGCTAGGTCGGTCAGGGCCACCATTTCCTTTTGGCTCGGACGTAGCCCCCGGTTCACCATTTTGACGTAGCCCTCTGTCAGCTCGTCCACCGAAAACGAGGTTTCGGCCCCCAGCTTTTTCAGGGCTTCCATTGCGCTCTTAGCCTGTTGCTGGGAGCCTAGCGCGGTCTCCAGCACCTTGCCGTATTTCTCAAATTTGGCCGTGGTCTCAAAGATGCCTTTGCCAATGTCGATAATAAAGCCAATGATCTGGAGAGCCATAAACGCCTGGAAGGCGGTAGCCACGCCCTTGACGCCCCCGGTTATTTTGTTCCAGAGCGTGGGCTGGCCTAAATCCTCCCCGCCTTTTTTGACCTTGTCCACCTCGTCCTTAACGCCCTTAAATTGCTTCTCGGCCTCGCCTAATCGCTTGGAGGTGGTAATAAATTCCTCCGTGCCGGGCTTCATGCCTTTCAGGTCTTTATTGAGCTGTTTAATCAGGCTGTCGAGCTGGCCATAAGTCAGCGTCGTTACGTCTACCTCTTTCTTTAGCTGGCTGGTAGCGGTCTGAACGTCTTTTAGCTCGTTCTTGTACTTCTGCCAGTTTTCGCTCCCTTTGCCGCCATCCTTTTCAATTTCCTTGATGGTTTTCTGGAGTTCTTTGGCTTTGCTGTTCAGCTCGTCAATGCTCTTGCCCGTATCGCCATTATTGAGCTTTAGGGTAAGCGTAGCGGTTTCGTTTAGATTGAGTGCCATTAGTTGGAGAAGGCCACCTTAAACGCGCGGCTGGCGGTTAGGTTGCAGGCCGTAGCCAGGTCTTTAAACAGGTAGGGCAATACGTCGTTTAACAGCGGATCGGAGTAAATACCCCGGTAGCCCCGTACCACGTTGGGCCGTCTGGCCATGCTCATTTTATAAGCCCACGCAATGCGCTGAACGGCCTGGCTTTCGGTGCGGGGAAATACGCCGGGTTTGTAGCCGGGCACGTAGGCAAACGAGCCCACGCCCACCTTTTCCACGTAGTTCTCCATCGCTACCAGGGGCGGGGTACGGCTGAAATTCATGCGCCGTAAATCCAGGATACGCCCGTGGGCGGCCAGCTCCAGGCGGGCCTCCACAAAGTCACCGGCTTCGCGGGCGGCAGTGCGTCGAAAGGAGCGTAACAGTTCGCCGGTTAAGACTTTGCCCGCTGCCTGGATTCGGCTCTGAAAAGCCTGCTCGGCTTTCTGGATATAAGCGTCCAGGATTTGGGCGGCTTCTCGGTTGGTGGTGAGCCAAACGGCTCGGGCGTCACCTCTGACGCCACTTGCTGATTCCATAAAAGACTCGTATTTGTTGTTGAGTCAGCAAGCTAAAACGGGCGTCAGGTGAGAGAAAGGACAGGAAAAAGCGCCCGTTTGGTCGGTTGATTTCCAGGTAAAAAAACTGGTGAAATGAGAAAGAATTATTTGTTTTATAACAAAACAGGTACTACCTTTGTTTTGTTATAAAACAAACACACGAGAAATGAATGAAGAACAACGCAAACGAGTACTTTTCAACGCTCAAATGCAACTGGCCGCACTCCGGCAATGGCTTAGAGACCAAAGTGAGGACATGGACGACGACAAGAAAAACCTAATCCTCGATAAAATGGGGCAGCTAATGAAGTTAATCGAAGAACTAGAACGTTAAACAAGGGAGGGGCAACCCTCCCCCTTTAAACCAAATACGCATGGAAACACAAGCAAAAAAACAGACCTTTGAGGAACTAATGGCGCAAACGGACGCTGTTATCAATGAGGGCGTTACGTTCCTGGAGCAAAATGGCAGAAAGGTGGATTTGAGCCACTGGATTACGATTGCCGAATACACCAAACGCTTTAAACTGAAATCGACAATGGTGGTAACAAACTGGATTAAGCGGGGAGTTATCCCGGCTGACCATGTTATTACGGTGCCGGAATTAAATAACATTCGGCTGATTAAGGCCGTCCTCTACCACGAGTAATTCTCGTGTGTTTGTTAATAGTGAAAAAAGCCCGTTCGCGCTGTGAACGGGCTTTTTTGTTGTTAGGCACGTACTAATAAGGCCGTGGCTGGTGCTTTGATGGGTAAGGCAATTTGCAGGCTGGCTACCCAATAAT